ATAAGTACCGCAAGTGGTTGTGTAAAGCAAGCGCAAGCGAGCGGCGCACGACATAAGCGGCATCAAGCCGCAAATAACAGAGATAGGATGATGACAGACCCAACAGATGTATAAGACCACCAACCCTGCGACGCTGGACGATCCTAGATCAACCACCGCAGGCCAAGCCGGGACGGACCCCGGCTCTCAAATAACCGGAAACGGATAAAGATATGGCAACAGAAAAGATCCCACTAACCAAACCTAAATACTCTGACAAAAAGAAAATACTCCGCCAGCGCATCGACAAGGGTATGACCCTGCAAGAAATAGCCGACAATAACGGGATAACCAAACAATCAGTATGCTCACTATTACAACGCATTAAAAACAAAGATGTAATCAAGGCTTACACTGATAAACGATCAGACATATACGCACTCATAGAATCGGACATTCTCGAAAGCATTGACGCGGACGATATTAAAAAAGCAAGTCTACTCCAGCGCATCACTTCTGCGGGCATTCTGAAGACTCATGAGCGGTTAGAGCGAGGTCAGAGCACGTCAAACGTCAGCGTGCACAGTCAACTGATCGAGTCAATATCTGTCCGCAAGCCACCCGTAAAATGCGATTCGAGTGCTAAAGCAGCACTCGAACTGGATAGTCAAATAGTTGATATAACTAGCAATGGTGATAAGGCATGACATGAGATGCCCCCAAACATACCCCCAAAACTATAATAGATGGCAACACTAGGATGGCTCACAATGCACGATCAGGCAGTCAGGCATAGGATAGGATAGGCAATCTAATGGACAAATCAATAGCAAATAGGGGGTGGGGGTCACAAAGTCGGTTTTGGGGCGACCGGGGTGCGGGTGAACCGGATAGCCCCCTTGTAATCCGCATGGAAAACAAAAAGGTTTTCTGATGATTAAGTCTAAGCCTTCGACAAAAGAATACAGAGATAATTATGATCGGACGTTTCGGGGTGAGTTTAATGATATTCTTGTGTTTTCTCCTGTTGACCCAGACCCTATCAAGCTGGATGAGAGTGGGAATGTTGTCGTAGTTATCAAGACATTGGACGGGGATATAGCGATTTGAGTAAAGAGCAGGAAATCATCAAACAGTGGAGAGTTCATCCCTATGAATTTATTAAGTATATGTGGGGATGGGCAGATGATTTCAAGCATAGCACACAGCAGGAGCAGTATTGGGAAGAACTAGGGAAGTTTGTATCGAATCGTTTAGAGGGGAAGTATCCTGAGTATTCAAAAAAGATAGGAATATCAGTGATGTCGGGTCATGGGACGGGTAAAGATGCGGTTTCTGCACAGACGATTCTTTGGTTCATGTATTGTTTCCCGAACGTGAAGATACCTACTACGGCACCGAGTGCGCATCAGTTGAGAGATGTTTTGTGGGCGGAGATTTCCAAGTGGATACGAAAGTCGAGGAAAATTGAGAGTGGGGGGATTCAAAGACCGGCCCTGGATGTTTTGTTTGCTTGGCAGAGTGAGAAGATTTATTTGCGGGAGAAGCAGGGTAAAGAGTGGTTTGCGGTAGCGCGGACAGTATCGACAAAGGCATCTGAAGAGTCACAGGCTGAGACATTGGCTGGTTTCCATGAGGACTACCTGCTGTTTATGATTGATGAGGCTTCGGGCGTTCCTGACCCGGTTTATAAGCCGATTGAAGGTTGTTTAACCGGGATATTGAATTTGGTCATTTTGATTTTCAATCCGACGAGAAGCAAGGGGTATGCGGCGGATACACATAGCAAGTACCGGAATCTGTTTGTTTGTATGCGATGGAACTCCGAGGAAAGTGAAGTTGTTGAACCGGGATATCCCGCGATGATGGCCGAGAAGTATGGGAAGGATTCCACGCCGTATCGGATTCGGGTGTTGGGTCTGCCGCCGTTGGCTGAGAAGGGAACTTTAATTCCGATGGATTGGATTATGGATGCTGTTGACCGGCAGATTACGTTTGAAGAAACAGACCCGGTTATCAAGGGAGTGGATGTCGGCGCTGGCGGCGATAAGAGCATTAATATTACGAAGCGTGGCGGGGTTGTCACTGACATTAAAGAATACACCTATTCGGACACGATGCAGTTAGTTTCCGCCTTGTCGTTGGATTTTGATTCTTACGGATATGTGAATGCTTGTATTGACCCTATTGGAATTGGGAAGGGAGTTGTGGACAGGCTGCGGGAGAAGGCCAAGCACAACATTATTCCTGTGGATGTGCGGAGGTCAGCACGAAGGCAGGATAGATTTGACCGATTACGGGATGATTTATGGTGGGATTTGCGCGGGGATTTTGAGGAAGGAACGATTTCCATTCCGAACGATTCAGAACTGATCGACCAACTTTCCATCATCAAGTACGACGATGAGGGCGGAAAGGTTAAGGTCGAGTCGAAGCGTTCATTGAGGGCGCGGGGCGAGGATTCGCCGGATAAGGGTGATGCGTTGATGATGACCAAGTATGTTAATCCGTCTTCATTGCGAAGTGCACGTCTTTCTGATTACCGACCTTCACAAGACAACGACGATTTCAATCCATTCAAAATACACGAAGGGGGGGGGCGACCTCATGTCTTTTAGTTCTTCAACACCGGCAGTTGCTGAGGCCACGATACCGACGAAAGACGATGCTGCGGTCAAGGAAGCAGAGGAAGCGGAAAAGGAACGCATTAGGAAGATGCAGGGCCGGAAGTCAACCATTTTGACAAGCGGTCAGGGAGATACCAGTCAGGCCAGTGTTCAGAAAAAGTCACTATTGGGTGAGTAATGGAAGCGAAAGACGTTTTATCCCGACAGAAGGAACTCGAACAGATCAGGGTTTACTACGAACCCTTGATGCAGTTAATCGCTGATTACGTCTGCCCGCGAAGATATAACATCAAGGGAACGCAGCAGCAGGGACAGCAAATCGGCGAACTGGTGTTTGACGGCACGGCGATGTCGGCTCATGACCTTTTAGTGAACGGGTTCTGCGGCAACATGGTTTCGTCTTCATTTACATGGTTCAGACTGAAGATTGTGCCTTCGATGAACTTCAGCCGTCAAAGCGCCATGAGACAGTATAACGGGAAGTTTGAGAAGATTCCCGAAGTAAAGCAATATCTGGAAGACAAGGAATGGGCTTTGTATTCCGCTTTCCAGAGGTCTAACTTTTATGACGTTATCCCTGAATACGTTGCCGATGCTTCGAGTATCGGTACGGCTTCTTTATACACCGAAGAAGATTTAATTAATGACCGGATTGTTTGCACGACTTGTCATCCGGGGGAAATATTCATTTCCTCGAATATGTATGGTCAAGTTGATACTATACATCGGAAATTCAAAATGACCGCAAGGCAGATGAAACAGCGTTTTAAAGACCTACCGGACAACATTCAACGGGAACTGGAAACAAGCCCCGAAGAAGAGCACATTATTATTCACGCCGTTTTTCCGAGAGATGAAATCGAGATGTATCAGGAAGGCGGATATTTTCACCAGAACATGAACAGCAAGAATATGCCGTTTGCTTCCATGTATATCATGCAGGACGGAGCAAAGACGTTGCAGGAAAAGGGTTACAGAATCAACCCGTTTGCTACTTGGCGTTGGCGGGTGAATACGGATGAGGTTTACGGGCGTTCTCCGGCGGCAGATGCGATCACGACAATTCTTGGAAGCAACATCATGTCGAAGTCCATGTTGAAAGTCGCTCAGTTGTTGGCCGAACCGCCGTGGAATATTCCCGAAGAAATGCGGGGCAAGGAAAGAATCACACCGAGAGGAAAGAACTATTTTGAGGATGCACAGAGGGTTCCGACTCCTATCAGCGTTGGCGCGAACTATCCCATAGGCAAAGACCGCGAAGATGAAATACGAGAGATTATTAAAGAATTTTTCCATGTTCCATTTTTCCTGATGCTTTCGAGGGCGGCGATGGAAGGCCGTCAGTTGAGCGTCCCGCAGGTAATGGAAATGCAGGGCGAGAAGGCTTCAGTGCTAGGGACGACCGTTGGCCGGTTTGCCACAGACGGTCTTGACGCAATCATTGATCGGGTTGACGACATTGAGATAGCGGCGGGAAGAATGCCGCCGGTTCCTGATGTTGTTAAGGAATATTGTGGTGGTTCAAGGATACGGGTTGATTATGTAGGGCCGTTGTCACAGGCGCAAAAGAGGTTGTTCAGGACTTCGGGAATCACCCAAGGATTGCAGCAGATCGGAGAATTGGCGGCATTGAAGCCGGACGTGCTTGATATTCCGAATTGGGATTTTATCGCTAGGGAACTCTTGGATGCTGGTGGAATGCCGGTTGAAGGGATGAAGAAAGAAGATCAAGTATTGGCCGACAGGGATGCACGGAATAAAGCCATTCAGCAAGAGGCTCAAATGAAACAGGCAATGATGATGTCTCAGGCATTGCCGAATATACAGAAGGCCACAGACCCGACAAGCCCATTGGGGGCGTTGGGTGGAATGGTACAGGAAGGCGGGGTAATCCCGACACAGGGAGCGAATGGATAAGGTTTGGGATTTTCTTAAAGCTGATAAAAAAGAATCAGGATTGGATGAAATACAAGAACTGTATCGTTCGGTATTTGGGACAAAGAACGGGCGGGAAGTGCTGGCGCACATGCTGGCCGAACTGAACTTCTTTGATGAGATCGCACAGACCGAGGAAGAAGTAACGAGAAGCAATTACGCAAGACACCTTTTAAGAATCTTGGGCGTATGGCGGGGCAAAAACGTGGATAAGATCATAGATGCCTTTTTGCTGATGCCATACAGAGAGGGGAAGTAAAGTGGAACAGATAGCGCAGCCGGTCAGTAATTTGCCTTTAACGTGTTTATCAACACCGGGGAAGATTGAAAACCTGAAGGGATGCAAGTTTATTCCTGCCCTCTATTTAAACAGGAATACATATTACTTTATCGTGGTTACTCCGAGGTATCCATATATTCCGGTCAAAGGGTTCTATGACTGTCCCGACAAGGGATATATCACTTACGTTGATGGCTTTAAATTCGTGGCGTGTTCACACCCTAGTGAAGCCAATTACCGATGTTGGGTATTCGAGGCTTTTGAAGGAACGCCGCCGCATGATTGGGTTCCAAAAACAAATACACAGGGACTAACCCTGTAAACACCGCAAGGAGGAAGTAACGATGAATAAATTTTTTCCAAAGAAGAACAATGACGGAAGTATTGGTAAGTTGAACGGAACGTCTATTCTTAAATCATGGCTCTATGGATGCTTTAAGTATATCGGACTCAATGGGATTCTTTATACCCCGCCTGCTGCAGACGGAACCAATGGACAGGTATTGAAGACCAATGGTTCGGGCGTACTGTCTTGGACTGCTGCCGGTGGTGCAACCGCGCTTGATGACGTTGGCGACCCGGACGCTGATACTTCTATTGATCTTGCCGGGTATAAGTTTCTTTTAAACTCTACGTTAGCAACTGCCGGGGCAGTATTTACGATCAAAAACACCGTTGCCGACCTTTCGGCAGATGTGAGTCTTTTCGATTTCCTGTTCAATGATGATGGTGATGCGAACGGCTATTTTGCGAGAGGATATGACCACGCATACAATGACCTGAAGTGGAGCATTGGCGCTGACGGGGCCGTAACCTTTGGCGCTGCGACATTGGGAAGTGCTGCAATTGCAGGGAATGAGACAGTCGGTGGAACTCTTGATGTAACTGGAGCAGGCACTGTTGGTGGAACGCTCGGAGTAACGGGAGTTATTACTGGAACTGCGGGGGCTACTCTCGGAACGTCCAAGATTATCACAGAAACAACCAATCTTACAAGCGCACAGGTTAAGGCACTTAAGGCAACGCCTATTGCGCTTACTGCCGCCCCTGGTGCTGACAAGTTTATCCAGCTTATCGGAGCAACACTCGTACTTGATTACGGTTCAAATGCGTTTACTGAATCTTCGGATGATCTTGTTATTGAATATGAAACATCTGGTGTTGACGCAACAGCGGCCATTACATCAAACGGATTCTTGACCGCAACAGCCGACACGCTGGCAGTAGCCGTCCCCGCAGCGATAGCCGGTGCTGCAACAGCTTCATTCAATGGCAAGAAACTGATGCTTCTTAATAGTGGTGATGGGGAGATAGCCGGGAATGCGGCGAATGATTCACAGTTGACGGTACAGGTAACCTACGCAGTTCATACACTTGGATTAGCGTAATTTAAAAACGAAAGGAAATTTTAACATGGATTCTAATGCGAACCCGCAAGGGGATGGACAGGACAATCAAGGCGGCGGTGGGGAATGGAGGGCGCAACTTAAAGACGACCTGAAAGGCAATGAATACTTTACCAAGTTTCAGACAATATCAGACTTGGGGAAGCAGACGTTAGACCTTGAAGGAAGGATGAAAGAGGCAATTTTTATTCCGAATGAGAAAGCTACGGACGCGGATAAGGCGGTGTATCTTCAAAAACTGGGTATTCCTGAGACTCCCGACAAATACGACCTTCCGTTCGACAAGAAGGCCAACGGGTATTCTGAGGACATAGAGAAATGGTACCGGGACACGGCGCACAAGTTATGTCTCGACCCCAAACAGGCAAAGGGATTGCTTGACGAATTTCTCAAAAAGGGCGGTCAGCTTGTCCCTACTCAACAGGCCGACATGGAAAAAGCAGTCAGAGAGAAGATTGCCGTGGAAACCAAACAAGCCAACGAGAAGGCGTTATCCGACGGGATGACGGCTTTAAAGGGCGAGTGGGGCGGCAACTATGATCTGAATTTAAAGATCGTGGATCGTGCAGTTATGAAAGTGGAAGAAAAAATACCGGGCTTTAAGAAAGCTATGGATGAATCGGGATTCGGCAATAACCCTCATCTGGTGAAGGCGTTTCATTTCATCGGTCAGGGATTGCTCGAAGGTTCAAAAATAGACGGCCAGCCAGCCGGAGGTAGCGGAGATTCACAGGGCTTAAGATACCCTAGTATGGAAAAATTAAAACAATAGTGATGAAGAAATAATACCTTCATCACTTTACATGAGGAGGTATTTCAAATGTCAACAGTAACAGTTCATACACAGTTTACTTTAGCGGAACTCGCAAAGCGAACCAACGATAAAGATGTATTGGAAATCGCCAATACTCTCGCAACCAACAGAGATATGTTGGAAGATGCCTATTGGGTTGAGGGCAATCAGGTCGCGTCCCATATCGGCTCTAAAGTCACATCCCTTCCTTCCGGTACTTACCGCAGAGGGAACCAGGGTGTCGGTGTTGAAGCCGCAACCACGAAGCAGGTCACAGAAGGTATTGGCCGTCTGGAAGCGATTTCAGACATTGATGAAGCCATCATCGACATCTATCCCCCCGGCCGACGCGAGGAAATCCGGCGCGGTGAAGACAAGTTGTTTATCGAGGGTCTTGGTCAGACCATTTGCGAAACCATGATCTACGGTAACATCTCAACCGACCCCGAAAAGATTGACGGTCTAGCAACCCGTTACGACGCTCTTTCCGATGCGAACGTGTTAGGCGCGGGCGGTACGGGCGATGATACCACTTCTTTGTGGATTATCGAATGGGGCCAGAACAAGGTTCATATGTTTTATCCGGCTGGTTCAAAAGTCGGCATTTCCTTTGAAGACAAGGGAAAGGTACGAACCAATCCTACCGCATCTACCATCATGTACGCCTACGAAACGCAGTTTGTATCGCATCATGGCATGTTTATTCATGATGACCGCTGCGTTCAGAGAATCGCCAATATCGAGACTTCCGGTTCGACAAATACTTTGGATGATAACCAGATCATTGAAGCATTGAATCTTATGCCGATGGTTGGTGGGGGCGGTTCTACGATGATTTACGTCAACCGTGTTCTCAAAACCCAGTTGGATATTTTGGCAAAGGATAAAACCAATGTCAATTATACCGCTGACAATGCGTTTGGTGCGCCCGTGACTCGTTTCCGTGGTGTTCCTGTGCGGTTAGAGGAATCCATTAACAACACCGAAACCGCGATTTCATAAGGAGGGAAAACAATGCTTATTGATAATAAGTTAGTGTTCAGTGATCATCAGCATGTGACAGCCAGTGCCGCATCCAGCGATATTTTGGATTTCGGTGTTGCCAATGCTGACTTAGGCGAAGGGTCGGGAATGTGTGTCCGGTTCATTGTCGAAACCACTTTTGCTTCCGGCAATGGTACGGCGACTTTAACGATTGCATTGCAGGATTCCGCTACGGATTGGGGCGGTGCTCATGTTCTTGTGCAGGGCGAAGCCCATGCAATCGGAGCGACTACCTTGATTAAGGGCGTGTATCTGCCGGAAATGAAGATACCGGATCAGCATTTGCAGTTTATGCGGCTTTACTATACCGCCGGGACGGAGAATTTTAACGCGGGCGCAATTACTGCGTGGGTTGATGTCATTAAAGGAATGAGACATCGTTAAAAGAAAGGATAAGTTATGGAATGTCGTTGCATCAGGAAGTGTTGGTACAACAAAAATCTATATAGGGTTGGCGATACGGCTAACATTACAGATCAGGTTGTGCCGCGTCACTTTATCACGGTGAAACAGTTTTCCGATGAACTTGTCAGAAAAACGGCAGAGCAAGATCGTTTAGCTAACAAAGTTGTGAAGAAACTCGTTAAACCGCAGAAAGCAGAATAACAAGCAGGGGTGAGGGGTAAAATCTCTCACCCCATTGTTGAGGAGTGACATGGCTTACAGTTGGGTTTCAATCTGCAATATGGCCTTGATACGTCTTGGGGCAAAAGAAATTACGGCACTAACGGATGTCGGTAATGGAGTTTTGTGCGCCAATCATTATGAAGCCGCAAGGGATGAAGTTCTGGAAGCCAACGGCGGGGGTAACTGGCATGGTTGGAAAGACGCGACCATGCGAGACACACTGACCCCTTCGGCAACCGCACCGGAATACGGTTATGATTATCAATACACGCTCCCGGCTGCGCCTTACTGCCTTAAAGTAATTTCAGTGGAAGGCAACCCACCGTACAAGATTGAAGGCCGTTCACTTCTAACCGATCAGGACACGGAAATTGAGATCACATATATCTATCGGATAACAGACCCGACAAACATTTCATCGTGGCTGGCAAGAGCTATTGCCATGAACCTTGCTGCAAAACTCACTTACAAACTCGTCCAAGACCGATTTTTTAAAAACGAGATCATACAGGAAGCGGAAGCCACTTTGATTAAGGCAATGGGTAAAGACGCAATGGGTTCTGGAAATATTGCGCCTAGTGATGATACCGACTTTTCGTGGGTGAATAGATAATGGCGAAAGCAACCACCATTGTAAACGCTTTTAACGCTGGTGAATTAAGCCCACGATTAGAGGCAAGATCAGACTTAGCCAAGTATTTCAGCGGGTGCATCACCCTTGAAAACATGATTATCATGCCAGAGGGCGGCGCTGAGAAACGCCCCGGCACTTACTATGTCGGTGAGGCAAAATCATCTTCTACCCCCGTTAGATTGATTCCCTTTGTGTTTTCCGTGGAACAGTCTTATGTCCTTGAGTTTGGCGAACTTTACATTCGCTACTACAAGGACAATGGGCAAATCGTTTCCGGGACTCCGGTTGAAACAATATCTCCGTATAAATCAGATATATTATTTGAACTGAATTTCACACAATCCGCTGATGTTTTATACCTTGCACATACCAACTATCACCCCCGGATGCTCACCAGGACTTCCCATACGTCGTGGACGTTGTCGGACATTGCCTTTACAGGTGGTGCGGTGGCGACGGTCTCAGGTACGGCAAATGTGGGCGGTTTAGTGAAGGTTATTACAAGCGGAGCGCATGGATTTGTAACCGGCGATATGGTCAGAGTGGCGGGTGTCGCCGGAACAACCGAAGCTAATGGGACGTGGATTGTAACGTATGTCGATACTACCAGCTTCACCTTACAGGGAAGTGTTTACGCCGTGGCATGGTCTTCGGGTGGAACGGCGGTTCATGCGGGGCCGTTTACTTATCACAGAGTTGCTTCCTGTGCTGACAATGGTTCTGGATTAATAAGGGTCACGACCTTATCCACGCACGGATTCGTAACTGGAAACCGAGTAGCCGTTGAAGGTGTAGTCGGAACGACTAGCGCAAATAATTCATGGATTGTCACTTATATAAACGCCACGACTTTTGACCTTCAAGGTTCGTCTTACGATTCCGCTTATGTTTCCGGTGGCCGATGCTCAAGCAAATGGCCGAGGGCGGTAAGTTTCTTTGAAGAAAGATTGATGTGGGCGGGAACGTTTGAAAAGCCACAGACCGTTTGGGGTTCAAATTCCGGTGATTATTACAATATGCTTTTAGGTTCTGACGCTACGGACGGGCTTCAATATTCCGTACTTTCCGATCAAGTAGATGCAATTCATTGGATGTGTCCTCACGACTATCTTTTAATAGGGACGGGCGACGGTGAGTGGCGGTTTGGTGGATCTTCCGCTACTGACCCTATCACGCCTACGAGCGTTAATGCAAAACGTCAATCGACCTACGGTTCGGGAAATGTTCAGGGGCTGTTGATTAATGACGTTGTTTTGTTTGTGCAGGGTTCAGGTAAGAAAGTTCGGGAGATGGCCTATTCTCTGGAAAAGGACGGGTATGTTGCTCCTAATATGACACGGCTTGCCCATCACATTACAGGTAGTGGTTTGGTCAATACGGATTATCAGTCAGAACCGGATTCTATTATGTGGGGATGTCGAACGGACGGCGAGATTGCGGCATTGACCTATGAACGTGCCGATGAAGTTGTCGGCTGGCACAGGCACACCACAGGGAGAAACACAGGCGGTCGATATGAAAGTGTTGCGGTGATTAAGGGTGAAGACGAAGATCAGGTTTGGGTTTCCACGGTTAGAATCATTAATGGAGTCACAAAAAGATATATTGAATACTTTATGCCGAGGGATTTTGGCGATGACAAGGAAGACGCTTTCTTTGTGGATTGCGGCCTTACGTTTGATGGCGGGGCGAAGACAGGAATAACAGCAGCGACAGCGGCCAATCCGGTTGTTGTGACCGTGGATAGTGCGACAGGTTTAGCCAATGGGCAGAACGTCAGGATAACCGGATGTTTCGGGATGACCGAATTAAACGACAATGTGTACAAGGTTGCGGGATTGGCGGCAAAGAGTTTCAATCTTACGGATGAAGCTGACGCAAATATAAACGGTACGGCTTTTCACGCCCTTGTAGCCAATAAGCAGATTGTCCGGTGCGATAATAACGGAAGTAATTTAATCAGGGTAAAGGTAACTGGTCACGCCTTAACCACAGGTAATGAAATTAATATTTTCGGAGTCACTGGCTGCACTGAAGCAAACGGATTATGGACAATAACCGTTATTGACGCAAACCATTTTGACCTTGTGGGTTCGGATTATATTCACCCTTATTTAAGCGGCGGTTATGTCGGCGGGTGTGTTCAGGTAGTCGAGAACACGTTTGCGAACTTGGGACATCTTGAAGGTGAGGAAGCGGCTATTTGCGCTTCGGGCGGCGCAGAAGCCAATCAAGCCGTTGCGGGTGGGATCATAACCCTATCCGGCTATCACAATAAAGTTCATATCGGACTACCATTTAAGGCTATCCTTGAACCGGAAAGGCCGGAGATAGGAGGGCGATACGGAACTTCGCAGGGTGTTTCTAAGCGCATAGATAAAATCGTCGGTCGATTCTACAAATCCATTGGATGCAAAATAGGGGAAGATAAGAATAGTTTGGTCGATGTGGTTTTCTCAACCACTCCCGAATTGTTCTCAGGCGACCACGAAATAGGATTTGAAGACGAATACGACAGCGACGGACTCATAATGATTGTGTCCGATCAGCCGTTGCCTTTGACCGTTTTAGGAATCATGGTGTCGTTGCATGGATATGAAGGCGTATAGACTTATACCAATGGAAGTTTGCCACGTCCCTGAAGGGTTACGGGCGCAAGCGGAAAGAAATTTAAGTGGAAGCATTGCAGGTTCGCTCTTTTACGGTGATGAGTTTTTGGGATGTGCGGGAGTAAAGCAATTTTGGAAAGGCGTTGGGGAAGCATGGTTTTTTATGACACCCGAATCATCTAGACACGGACGGATGATTGCAAGACTGATTAAAAAACGGCTGGAATCCATGCAGGAGTATCACCGGATACAGGCGACAGTGGAAATAGATTTTAAGGAAGGCATTAGGTTCATGGGGTTTTTGGGATTTCACAGAGAGGGTATTTTAAAAAAATACACAGCAGATGCGAAGGACAGTCTAATGTTCGCAATCATTAGGAGTTAAGTATGGGAGCAGGTGCCATTGCCGCAATCGTCGCCGCCATTGCCGCTGTAATCAGTGCGGGAGTTGGTGCTTATTCTGCTATTTCATCAGGGAAGGCCGCATCGGATACCGCTGAGTATAACGCCCAAGTTTTAGCGGCGGAAGCAAAGGCGGCACAGGAAAAAGCCGCAGCAGATGAAGCACAGCAGAGGGAAGAAGCCGAATCACTAAAGGCAAGGCAGAAGGCACTTTTTCTTAATTCCGGTGTTGATATTCAGTCAGGAACTCCCCTTTCGGTGTTGGGAGATCAGACCGCAGATATGGAACTGGACGCTTTGACAATAAGGGCGGGCGGAGATGCAGCGGCGATCAAAGCCAAGAATCAGGCGACTCTTTACCGGATGAGTGCCTCACAGTCCACTAGTGCAAGTTACTGGAACGCAGGCAGTTCATTACTAAGTGGCGCGGGGAAAGCGGCAAGTATCGCAAGTTCTTACTAAGGATAATCATGCAGATACCTTTATATCAGAGACAGACATCAGCAAGCGCAGAGACGGGTAACGTGTTGGCTCCAATGGACACACCGGCAGATATTGCGGCAGCGGGACGATTTGCCGATACTTTCGGACGAACTGCCGAGGAAGTGGCTCATGCTGCCAACAAGATTGAGGAACGCAGGGCGACAGTCGAGGCCGTTGATATAGCCACGAAGTACAATAAAGAAACTCAGAAATTATTACACGATCAGGAAAGTGGGCTTTTACTTCGGAAAGAAGGTGCGGCTGAAGGGTTATACAAAGAAACTGAATCCCTTTTAGAAGAAAAGAAAAACGCACTTTATAAGGATGCGTCACCGAGGGCGATTGAATTAGCCAAGAGACGTATAGAGGAAGTGCAGTCAGGCCGGTTGCATGAAGTATCCTTACATGAGGCCACAGAGCGTCAAAAGGATGTCATTCGGGCAATTAATGACGTTGATGCTAATGCGGCGCAGAACATCGCACGTTTATCAAGTCCGACGCTGATTCAAGAGGAAATAGATCAGGCGTTGGAATTAAAGAGAATGCTTTCACCTAACGGCGAGTTAAGCGAATTGGATAAACTGAAAACAGTCGGAGCATTGGCCTATGTCGCAGTTCAGTCGAGATTGAACGAGGGCGACGTTAAATCAGCCAATGCGCTGATGAATCAATACGGCAAAGAACTTGATGCCATGAATAAGCGTGACGACCTGATGCAGAAAGCCAAGACTGTTAATACGGACAATACCGTTACTTCTTTGGTAGTTGAGCTAAGAAATAAAAACGGCAATGATTTGATGGCCGCAATCAAAGAGGCTAATAGCACTGGTTTCATTGATAAATGGGGCGTGGATATTCAGCAGAAGGTCGATGCCAGTTTAGCGGTTCAATGGAACAGGAGTGAAACGGCTTACAAAGAAAAGGCTGAACCGATAAAGGGAAACTTATTTAATAAGGTCATGGACGGAATCAAACCCACAGACAAGGAACTAGAACCATTGAGAAGTTATGACAGGGCGTGGGTAAACAACGCATGGAAAAGTCATGTTGCGGAAGTCCGGCGTGAACAAAGAATTGAAGCGATGGAAAACAGGCAGGACAAAGCACTGTCCAAGCAGGAAGCCAAGGAAACCAGTTTTAATTTAAAGGCAAAGGCGATTCAAGAACTTCAAACGGGTAAGGTGTTAAACGAGTATGACCTGATTGGAGAGAGTTACGCTGGGTTGTCAAAGGAAGACCGGACGGAAGTGTTGGGGATTGTCAAGGCGATTGAAAACGATTCCGGTTTCAAGGATGTCTTTAAGACTATCGGTAAATATGAAAAGAATAAATATTTTTCATCCAACAAACAGGATAACGCAAAGAAAGCGTTAGAGTTCACCACTGAAACAAGACGGATCATGTTTGCTGAAAAATTGCAGGGAGAGGCGTTGGTCAAGAGAATCACGCCTATGTTGGAAGCGCAGAAGCGTAATTGGTTTGATAATGTTTTTGATGAGATGCTTAATAATGCTCGTGTAATGAACGAGAGGACGATGAAGGTTCCCCCACAGAAGACGACAATGGCAATAGCTACGGATGGTCAGGGCAATGTCCTAGAACAGGGTGCAGACGGTAAATGGCGCAAGAAGAAATAGCATACGATGAACTCCCGAAAGGGTTCACGATAAAAGAACAGGATACCTATGACGAATTGCCACAGGGTTTTAAGGTGGTGCGTCCTAGTATTGTCCCGCAGCAACTTACGGACAAAAACCCGAAGTCCACAATGCAAAGGGTTCAAGAGGCATTTCCCGAAACACACGCCAAAGAAGTACAAAATATGTCGGATGCTATTGTGCGGTCTAACGCCTATAAGATTCCGGTTGATAAGGCTTCTGATGGCAACGGGATACTGAGAGCGTTGGAATCTGGATTTAATATGTCCGTTACTGGTTTAGCGACTGTCAACAAACTGGACAATTACGAACCCACAGGAACCGTAGAGGAATTAGCTCAGATGGGCGCGGGATTTGTCGGTGACTTACCTGCTATCATTGCCGGTTATTTTGCCGGTGGTGGACAGATTACGGGCGTTGCTGGGGCATTCGCGTTGCCGATGGGTATCAGAAAAGTTTACATGGACAGACTGAATAACGGGGAAATCACCGGCCCCGGAGACTTCGTGGAAAGACTCAAAGGCGCAATGGTCGAGACAAGCAAGGGATTGGCTACGGGCGCGGCTACGGGCGCGGCGGGTAAATTCCTTCCCTATGGATTAAAGACCGTCGGTGAAATCGGAACCATGACCACGGTAGGTTCTTTGCTTGAAGGTCAAGTTCCTTCCCTGAAAGACTTTGTAAATGCAGCTATGTTTGTCGGGACGTTAAAAGGAACGGCGAAGGTTCAGCAGTTCGCAAGAGATAAGATGATGGTCAGATACAACGAAACAGGGGAAAGACCATACGAACTGGCGAAGAAACTGAATGAGGCGATACCCGAAAAAACATGGTCATTGCCGGAAACAGAACAGATGAAGGCATTGGAAAAAGCCTTTGATGAAGTTGCGGATCAACCAGTCATTGAGAATTTAGGAAAGAATGTCATTGATGA